CAGCAACGACGGCATAACGGAGGGAGGAAGCCCGCTGATGACCGTCGAGTTCTGCGTCAGATTACCAGTTGTCGTGACCGGGTTCGGGACAACGATGTGAAATTCCCGGGTCAAAAACGCCCAGTCAAACGAACGCACCATCATCTGCCCGATGCGCGTCGCCAGAGCCCCCAGCTGGCGCGACGTGTTGTCCGGCGCCGACAGCACGAAACTGGTCTGCGGCAACCCAAGCTCGTTCAGAACCGTCTGCACCAGTTGCAGAAGATTGCTGCCCTGAAACGGGGATGCCGTCGTGCCGGACATCAGGCAAGATTATCCGAGGGCGGCGGTTCGTAGAGCGAGTCCGGAACGAACTCCGGCTGGCGCGGCGGCGGCATCCCGCCCGCCCTCCGGCGGAACTCCGGCGGCAGCGTCTCGCCGGAGCGCATCCGCTCCTCCATCAGGTCGATGCGGGAGCGCAACTGCCCCATCTGGTCCTCCAGCAGCTTGTTCTTCTCCGTCGCCTCGCCAAGCTCCCGCGTCAGCCGGGAAACCTCCGCCGCCTTCGCCGACTGGTCCATGGCCGCCGCCGCACGGGCCACATACTTGCGCCCGTCCATCCCGAGCCGGTTGATGCCCGCTTCCGACAGTTGCGCCAGTTGCTCGACCGTCAGGATGCGCAGATCAATCATCATGTCGGTGATGTGCGGCTCGTTCGGGAACAGCATCTGCACGGGCGTTCCGTCCGGCGTCTGCTTGGCGTTGGCCTGGAACGCCTCCCAGTGCCGCGGAAAGCGTGCCTTGTCCTCCTCCTTCACCGGGCGCATCAGCATGTCGCGCTCGCCCGGCTGCTGGATTTGGATGTAGTCGATCGGCTCGAAAACGGGCCGCCCCTCCTGATCCGATTTGTAGGCGTTGCGAACCGATTTACGGACGAAGCGCACATGCAGCCGCTGATCCGCATCCGGCGGCGCCCCGAACCCGTAGATGCGCTGGGTCGGGGCCAGCCCCTGGAGGTCGCTCACCGAGGCGCCTGCTGGGAGGGATGCACGGGCGGCGCCGCCGAAGGATGCTGAACCGGCGGCACGGGCGGACCCTCCGCGGCGGCCACCTGGGCGTCGGTCATCGGCGTGCCGTCAAGGTTCACCCGGTTCATCAGCAGCCACGGCCCGATGCGCCGCTGGTAGTCGGCGTCCTTCTCGTTGGCGTGCTTGGCCGGAAGGTCCAGCGTCATGGTCGTGTTCAGCGTCTTGCCCGAGGTTTCCGCCCAGACGCCCGTCACCCCGGGGATGGTGGTGCCCGCAAGTGTGGCCGGCGTGGCCGGCACCGACACCACCACGGTGCCGGTGATGCCGCCGGTCACGGTGGTGAGCGTCGCCTGAAACGGCGGCGTGCTCGATGGGTTGAGGTAAATCGTGCCACCGGCAGCGACGCTGGCCTGCCCCGCCGCCATGTCGGCAAGCATCCAGGTCGTGCCCAGGTTGCCGTTGAACCAGTTCCCGGCAGCCATTCCGAGCTGGCTGCGCGGGCTGGGGCTGACCGAGGTCGGATACCCGACATTCGAGTAGGTTTGGTAGAGATTGACACCCAGGTTCGTGTCAATGATGTTGTATCTCTGCGGCATGTCAGTTCTCCTTATGGGCCAAGCACGCCTTGCAGGCGGCTGTTGCTGATGGTCAGATTCCCGGCCCAGCCGATCAATTTGACCATGGCATCCTGGTTGACGCTGAACCGATCCGGATCGAGCGGGCGCATGTCGCGATCCGTATGCGGGCGGTAGAAGACATAATCGGTGTTGAGCATGTACATCGTGCTCGTCGGAGCGCCGCCGACCGGGATGGTGTCACCCGCAAAACCCTGGAAGCCACCATCCAGCACCACGTCGGTACTTCTGCCGCCGCCATAGTACTTGAGCGCGGTGAAGCCGGCCCCGCCCTCCGCCGTCGCGTCGGTGATGCGTTGGATCGCCTGCAAGCTCTCCAGGAACAGCCGGTAGTAAGCGGTGTCGGCCACGATCAGATCGACCGCATCGCGCCCGCGCACCAGCTGGAGGATCACCCGGTTCATGTAGGTCTGGATGTTGGCCGAGGTCGCCGCGGCACCGCCGTCTGTCACCGCGCTGTACTTGATGTTCTGCCAGAACGCCCATTGGCTCCGGTCAATGCCGCCGATGATCCCGGTGGTCGGCGACATGGTGATCAAGGCTTGCAGCCCATTGATCTGATTTGGCTGCGATCCATCGGAGTAGATGTCGTAGGAAATGCCGTTGGTGAACGTGTTCTCGGCGTTCTGGATTCTCGCCTCCAGCAGGTCGATCATCTGTTCGCGCCCGGCGTTCTGCAACATCTCCAGGCCGCTGATGGACACCGCAACGGCAGCCTGCCGGATAGGAAACTCCGCCGCCGTGAACACGTCACTCGGCGCGATGTTCAGCGCCTCGTAGCCCGAGTAGCGCTTATAGGTGGCGTTCATTCCGTATTCGATTTCTTGCACGATCGAACGACCGCCCGTGAATCGCTTCACGTTGCCGTTCTCGCGCAATCGGGCCAGCAGCGCATTGTTACGGGTTACGTTGTCGGCAAGCGTGCGAGTACGACTCTCCAAGGTCGTAGTCGCCAGTTCCGAGAAGTTCGGGGAAGCCATGGTTGCATCATTCCACCTGTGTCCGCGTTAGCGGACGGGTTAGCGTGATGCCGCCCGGTCCCAGTTCCATTCAATGAGTTCGCGCAGTTTCGACGGGTCAGGACCCCGCTGCGAGCCGTTGACGATCGCACCCGGCGTGGAACGAACGCTGACGCCCGCGCGCCTTGCCCGCTCCGCCGCATCCCGCTCCGCCTTCTGCCGCGCCGTAGCCTCGGCGCGCTTCTGGTCGTTCAGAATGCGCTCCCTGACCTCAGGGATAGCCCAGCAGGCGTGATCGTAGGCAGCCTGCAAGTCGTTGCAGATGCCTTGCGCCATCAGCTGCGCCATGGCGGGGCGCACAGCATCGAAATACGGGTGCGTGCCCTTGTCGGCGCTGAACGCCTCGACCTCGCCGGTTATTCTGGACATCTCCTGCTGCTCAGCATATCGCTGCTGCTGAGCCCGCTCGTTCTTCATCTGCGCCACTTCATTGGCCAAAGCCTGGACCTGTGGGTCCTGCGGCTTCTGGACCTGGGAATAGGCGGCGGCGAAATTGCGCAGATCAACGTTGTATGCCCTGGCAACGTGGGCCACGCCCTGCATCGGATCGCGCTCCAACAAGTCCTGAACCGCGAGCAGCTGCTGAACCGCAACCGCCGGGTGCTGGCCTCGAAGCGCAAACTTGTCGGCATAGGGCGCGACCGCCTGAACCAGCGGCTGCACGGCGTTGAACTGCTGCGCCCGCTGCGTAAACGCCGTGTTCACATCGTTTTCCCGCCGCACGATCTCGTTCTGGATAGGGCGCGGGAGTTTCGCGAACTCGGCTTTCGACGCAGCCGACCACGCTGGTGGAGGCAGGATGGCCTCGCCTTCGGAGTCGCCCTCGGGGGGAGTCTCCTCGGCTGGTTCCGTCTCCGTTGGCGGGGCTTGATCGGCAATCGGTTCGTCCGAACCTTTCGGCTCCAGGACATTTCTGGTCTTGGCGAGGAAGCGACCGAACTGGTCGCGCGGGCGATCGCCCGGAGCGGCTTCCCGCTCCAACGTCTCGGTGCCCTCTAATGCTTCGGCTAGCTCACGTTTTCCGGCACCCTCCGGTTTTACGGCTCGCTCCTTGGTTTCGGTACCCGCGGAGTTGTCGGCTCGCTCTTGATCCACGGTACCCGCAGGACGAACGGCTCGCTCTGGGCCGGTGGTGCCCTCTGTTCTGACGGCTTCGCGTCCTACGTTCGGCGCTCTCTCCGTTGCCGGCTGCGGCGCGGGCGGCGCGGCGCGCGCCTCAAGCGCCTCCATCGACCGCTCCAGCGTCTCGCGAACCGATTCAGCCATAGCGCCGCTCTCGACCTTCGGCACGCTCCAGTGATTGCGGCTTGTAGCCCTCCGCCAGCTTCTGCCACGCCTTGTGGATGTCCTGCCGGATCGTCCGGTCGGGCTCGGGCCGCTGCGCCACCACCTGGGCCGCGTCGTTGCCCAGCTCGACGCATCCGGCGTCCTTCGTCATCCGCCGAAACGCGCTCTTGCTGTCCACCACCACGCCGCTGACCGGATGACACGCCGGAACCATGTCGTCAGTAATGATCCCAGGCGTCGGCAGACATGGCTCCGTCAGCGCCTGCCCCACCCACGCCTCCACCCACTCGCCCTTGTGCCAGACGTATCTCACGCCGCGTTGTCCGGCGGCTTGGTGGATGCCAGATGCGGCAGCTTCTCCACGAAACGGTTCTTGTCCCCGACCGCCACGACGGTCGTCTCCCGGTCGTAGACCAGCTTCGCGATGTACTTCTCGATCTGCTCCCAGAAATCGTTCGGGGCCGGCGGTATCATTATTGACCCCCAGAGACTCAATTCGGCCTGCGCTTCAGCGCCTCAATCTGCGCCTGCGTCTTAGCCGCGTCCAGCATAGTGTTGGCGTGATCCACCTGATGGCCATGCAGCAGATCGGTCAACGTCCGCTCGCTCTCCGCGGCGATCGCCTCCCGCTCCAGCCCCAGTTTCGCCGCCTCGAACATAGCTTTCTGCTGCGACTCCCTATCATCTCGCACCACGGCGGCCTGCCGCTCCGCGATCTTGCTCTGGTAGTCCTGCACCTGGGCGTTGGCGACGATCAGCTTCGGATCAGGCGCCTGCTGGCCGCCCGGCGGTAGCATCTTCGCTGCCTGCTGGAGCTGCGCCACCGCCTGCTCGAACGCTCCCTCCAGCTCCGCCCCCTGCGGGAAGGAACGCACCCCGAACAGCAGAATCTGCCCCAGCAGCGGGGCAATCTGCGGATACTGCGTCACCGCCGGCAACGCCTGCTGGAGGAACTGGCTCGCCATCTGGATGAACTGAATCCGCCCCTGCTGTTCCGTCTGCTGGTCCGAGAGGATCGTGCTGTCCGTCTCAATGTCGATCCTGAGCGGTCTGGTCTTGTCGTCCTTCAGGAGCGCAATCGCCGGCATCGCCAGCGCCGCGTCGTTGCCCGACTGCTGGTGCGCAATGTCCGACATCATCAGGATGGTGCGGCTCTGGAAGTGCTCGCAGATCACATGCGCCACCAGCCGCACCACGTCGCGGCAGAACCGCGCCGCCTCGCCCTGGCGAGCCCGCAGCCGCATCGTCCCCCACTGGCTCTTCAGCTGCTGGGCTGTGGCAGTCTCGGTAGCAACGGAGCTGCCACGTATAATGTCGCTCAATCCGGTCACTTCGTACAAGTCGTTCTTGGCTTGTGCCCGGACGCCGATCAGCTTCTCCAGAGTCTCGGCCATGCCGGTCACGTCCAGCATGTCCATGGTGCCCTTCAGGCCGCCCAGCTGCGCGAATGTCGCCCACTGGTTCACCGGCACCAGTTCGTTCTCTGTTCCCTCCAGGAACATGCGCTTGATGCCGTCCTGCGCGGCGTCATAGACCCCCGTGACCTTGATCGCCCGCGCTATGGCGAAGATTCGGGCCGTCAAAGTGTCTATTTCCAGCGCCTGATCCTTGTATTCGATGTAATCGGGCACCGGAATCAGCGAATCCGTCGTCAAAGTAGCCGAAAGTGGCCTGGGACACGGAAAAAACTCGGGCAAATGCAGCGGATCATCCCGTTTATCGAGCAATTTCTCCGCAAAGTCCTTCGCCAACCATAAAGCGCACCGGCTGGTCTTGTCCCAGACCTCCCAGACCTCGGCCCGGGCGAAAATCTGGTTGATCGGCTCCAGCCGGTCCTGCTCCGAAAGGCTTTCCGGGTGCCACGTCAACGGAACGTCCTCAAACATAGGCCCGAAGCGGTCCTTTCCTTCCGCCCTGGTCATCAGCACCCGGCGCCCCACCCAGCGGACCTCTGCCCAGGTCCGCGCGGGATTGGTCAGGAAGTCCTCAAAGGCCACATGGTCGATGCAAGCCTTCTCCCAGGCGACGAACTCGCCCTCCCCGATCGCCTCCTCGTGGATTTGCAGCCCGCCGTCGTCCGGACCCTTGCCGCGGCTGCGCCCGGCCTGCTCAAGCGGTATCTGAGCGCCCTGCAAAGCCCCCAAGAACGGCTCCCCACTCGCCAGTGGTGGCATCGCAGGGGGCACCTGTGGCATCATCCCAGGCGCCGCTACAGGGCTTCCGGACCCACCTATAGGGGGCACCGGAGCACCTTCGGGGACGCCCGGTAAGGGCGGTGGTGCCGGGGGCGCAGCCGGCATGGCAGCTCCCGGCATTCCCGGCGGCATCTGGGCCGCCTGGGCCGGACCTCCGGTCGGCATTGCCGGTGTCGGCATGGCGTTTGGTGGAACCACGCTCGGCGGCGGCAGCGCATAGTCCGGCTCGCGCCCGAAGTGCGGCTCATACCGAGCCCACACCACCCCGCGCCCAGGCAGCAGGCTATCCTGCACCACCTGCCGCATGATCTGCGGGAAGTCGTTCTCCTCCAGCTGGTAGTGAATCACCCGTTGCAGAATCGTGGAGGCAACCCGCGCGATGTCGTCCTCGTCGCCATACCGGCGCTGCACCACCGGCTGCGGCGGCGTGGCAAAGATCGCCGGGGCCAGCGTCTGCACATTGCTCCAGAGGATGTTCATGTGCCGGCCCACGCGCACGTCCTCGCCGCGCGTTTCCTTCCGGCCAGCCCGCTCGTCACGATAGCGCTGGAGGATTTCCCGCGCCATCTTCCACCAGTCGGCGCATTCCTTCTGCGCCTGCTTGATTTCCGCGTGCCAGCGTTTCGCCTCGCCCTCCGGCCCCTTGCCGAAGTCTTCGACGCTCTCGACCGCCCGACCGACGCCGGTCGTGTCACTCATTCAACGGCGCTCTCCCCGCTCTTGGTTAGCCGCTCGCCTAGCACGGTACCCGCGTTTGCCACGGCTGCGCTCGCTTAGGACGGCACCCGCTTTGCCGCCGGCTTCGCTCTCCTTGCACGGCGCCCTCCAGTCATCCGGCTGCTCGCAAATTACGGCACTCTCCCCGCGATCGGCTACTTCCCCCGCTTCTGGTTCGCCTTCCGCTGCTCGCTCAGTGCGATCGCCACCGCCTGCTTCTGGCTCGTCACCTTCGGCCCCTTCGGCGAGCCACTGTGCAGCGTGCCCTTGCCATACTCGTGCATGACCGTCTCGACCTTGCGACCACTCGGCGATTTCGCCATCAGAACCTCCCTGTCAGAGCATTTTGTTAACCGCGTTCTCAACCGCCGTCTGCAAGTCAGTATCGGTGATCGCCGTCCCCTGCTCCTGCACGATGCCGTCCATCGTTACTGTCGGCGCTATGCCCGCCGCCGCTGCGTCCGGTGCCGAGAACGTATTGCTCGACCAGCGCAGCCGCGACGTGTGTCCGGGCGTGCTCGGCGCCTCGCCATAGATGTAGTCGGCAAAATGCAGGCAGGCGACCTTGATCCGCTCGACAAATATCGCATCGCGCATCAGCGCCGCCGATTCCTCGTATGTCAGTGCCATCTCAAACCCCTGCTATCGCGTTCCAAACGGTGCCACCCTGGTTCACGTAAATCATCGCGCCAGTCGTACCGTCGGTGCGTATAAAGACCGAACTCTTGGGCTGCGTGCCAGAAGGAACGCCAGACCCCCAGTGGATCGTCGGACCACTCGCTCCGGCACCAATTCCCGCCGCCTGCGGCACGATCAACCCGCCGGAGCCAATGGTTACCACCCCGGTCGAGCGCACGACATTGATCGGCGCATCAATCGTGGTGCCAGCATCATGACAACGAACCAGATTGAAGTCAGAACCGGCATCCGATCCGGTCTCCGGAAGGCTGCTCGCCTGGAACTGCCACCTGTTGCTGCCAGCGGACTGGAGATTGATGCTCCGCGAAAATCCCGTGTTCCCGTTCACCACGAGCGCAGGGCTGCTATAGGTGTTGGTGCCGACCATCATCGCCTGACCACCGCCGCCGATCTGCACCTGATCGTTGCCGTTGTAGTTGAACATCATCGCCGTGCCGCTCGGCGCCACGATGTTGAGCCGCCCGCTGGTCACCGAAAACCCGGTGTTAGTCCCGAATAACGCTATGTGATTGGTGAGGTTCGTGACGCTCGCTGCATTCGTGGACCCGAACGTAGCGCCGCCGCTGAACGTCACGCTGCCGGCGTGCGTCGTAATCGGCGTGATCGAAATCCCACCCGTGCCATCCTGCGTGAAGGTGATCGGCGCACTCGTGCTGGTGCCGGCATTGATGAACAAATGGTTGACGCTCGCACCACCCACACGGAACGCCCCGTTCGCCGATATGGTCGAGCCCGACAAAAACATCTGCCCGAGGCCGATCGTCCCCGCCGTTCCGCCCTGCACCAGAATGCGGGCATCGTAATCGTTGGTTCCGCTCGTAGTGTGGAAATCAAAATTGACGGCACTCGCCGCCAGCGTCCCCTGCGGCCCGAACTCGAAATTACTCCCTTGGATATTCCCCTGGTTCGCCCAGGTGCCGAATTGTCTCAGGTAAGCGTTGCCGTCATTCGGAACGTCGCTGATCCCGCCCGCTCCAGCGTGCGCATCCACATACTGCTTGGTGCTGGCCTGAAGGTTGGAAGTCGGATCAGCAGCCAGCATCACCGGCACATTGCACGTGACCTGAGTCGCGCCCATCGAGGAAGCGGTGCCCATCAACGCCACACCGCGAGCCTTCGGCTTGCCGCTCAACGGTGTCGAAAACGCAATCGCCGGCAAACCAGTGTAACCGGAGCCAGGAACCGTGGCAGTAACGCCCGTCCCATCCTGGCGCACACCCCACAGCAGCGGGTTCAGCGTGAATCCCGTGCCAGCGCCGCTGGTCGTCGTGCTCGCCGTCGTCGGCGGATAAGCCGAGTAGTGCCCGCCCGTTAAGCCAGCATAAGTCAGCACGCCACCAGTGGCATTGACGGAAGTCACTTCCCCCGTCGCCTGATCGGTGAACGTGCCACCGACAATGGTGAACCGATCCCCCTTCGCATACCCGGTCCCTGGAGTGAGGATCGCCCCAGTGGCGAACCAGCTCATCGCCGACACCACCAGCAGCGCTTGAGTGCCGCCAGCAGGGGGCGCCCCTGCCGTCACGGTGGGGTAGTCAACACTCCCGGCAACATTCTGATACCCGCCGGGGTACGTCATCGCCACACCGGCAACGCTGCCGTTGCTCACCAGAACCGTGTTGAACGCCTGCGTTATCCCGCCGATCTGGAGGCCGCCGCCCACGTTCATGTCGTCCGCGGTGTTCAGCCCGTAATACATCAGCCCAGGCGCCTGCCCGGTCGTATCCGCAACCGACATGAACCGCCCGGTCGCATCGTCCGGCACGTTGTTCGACCAGCGACCGCCCGTGCCGTCGCCGCCCATGATGTCGAAGCTGGCAGTATAAATCGCCGGATTGTCGTAATAGTTCGTCGTGCTCGGCCCCACCCCAAACGCCAGGGTCATTCTCAAATTCCGCAGATAAACATGCACGATCTGCGGATCGGCAGAAAATACCTGCTCCTGCATCGACATCGAGGCGTCGCTGCCCAGTTCCAGATAACTCAGGCTCGGCGTCTTGTTGAAATGGAACAAACCATCGAGCGTCAGGGCCGGAGGCGGCGCAAAATGCACGACGCTGCGGGCAACTTCGTAATGGCAGAGCGCCTTCAGTCCGATCGTCGGCACCAGATTCGACGCCACGATCCAGAAAGCGTGCTGCTGCACCGCGATATAGCTCGACTGCGTGTAAAGGTGGTTAGTTCCCCCTAACATCCACACGCCGCAGCCGTTCGGATGCACGTTGATGAACCCGCCATGGTTCATCGGCCCGCCCTGGAACGTGCGGTTCACATCGTGCGACAGCGTTATCGTCGTGAAGTCGCTGGCAAGATTCCAGTAGCTGGAGTTGCAGCCGTCCATGATCCGGCAATAAGGCGCACTCGCGTTGGTGCGCACCGTGCCGATCTCACACGCCTCGGAGCCGGTGTTGTAGTCAAAGATGGCATCGCTGAAAAAGCCGGTGCAGATGATCCGGTCGAACTTCTGATAGGCCGCAATCTCCCCGCTCTGGATCACCCCATACTGGAACGACCAGCGGGGCTGGAACGTCTGATTGCCCTGGATCGTCAGGTTCTTGAACTCGACAAACTGCGTGGCAAGGGCGTCGAAAACCGGCTTCCCGTTCCCCACGCTGTGGATGGTAGCCCGCTGCCCGTTCACCTCAACCTGCGCCAGCTGCGTGAAGTTCAGCGGGCCGTTCACCAGATAAGTCTGGTTGTTAGAACCAAATAACAGAACGGAACTGACCGTCGAGCGCCCGCCCGAAGGCGTGGTCAGCGAGCGCAGCTGCCCAAGCGCCTGATTGATCCCGGGCGCGCTGTCCGTCCCCATCACCACCTGCGGCGCCGCCCAGGTCACGTTGAACTGTGGAGGCGTGTTGCCGCTCACCTGCGTCTGCCACGTCCAGGTCACCCCGCCATCCGTCACCGTACCGCTGCTCGGCCATGCCGGCGTTGTCCCTCCGCTGGTGCCCGGCGTGGTGCAGACAAACGCATACGTCACGCCACCCGAAACCGCAGAAATGCGATCGAAGGTGCGGTAGCCATTGCTGGCCTGCCAGGAAGGCAGCAAAGGCCCCGTGGTGCTGACCGGATTAGCCGGCGTCGAATAATACGCACCCGGCGTCGTAGCCACCGAAATGCTCGCCGGCTGGCTCTCCAGCTGGACGTTGTTCGCCCCCATCACGATGGTCACCGTCGCGCCCGTCAGCCCGGTGCTCTGCCCGGCAATGTCCGCCACGGGCTCCGCCACCAGACTGAGCGGATTGGCCCGGTAGACGCCGCCCTGCGTCGCCGGGTTGAACGAAATGCTGGCCGGATCAATCGCCCCCGTGGACAGAATGTTCGCCGTGAACCGGAACTCGGGGCAGCCGCTCGACGTGCCGACAAACGTAAAGGTGCCCCCAGGAGTCCCACCCGTTCCCGCCGTGTTCAGGACCATGCTCACCACGGTGGTCGTCACCACCGTGATCTGCCCGGCTTTCAGTAACGATCCGCCCACCAGAGGATAAACGTCCTGCGGCGTCACGCCGGTCCCAGCCGCGGCAACTGTCGGATTGCCGGTCGCCTGCCACGCGACATTGCTGACAGCGAACGGCGTGAACCCGGCGAGCGGAGTGATCGTGATCTGACTCGCCGCCGCATTGACGTTGGTAATGGTCCCTTTCAGACCGCTCGACCCGTCGCTGCCACCACCGATCGGCAGCACCGCCAGCTGGCCAACGGATACGCCGGCCAGACTCGCGCCAGCAATCGTCACCACCGGGTTGCTGCCGGCGCCCACCGTCATGGTGCCGCTGAAAAATACGCAATCCCCCTTCGCCCCGAACTGGTCCACCAGGATCGCGTTGCCGACGCCGCTGCTGGTCGAAATGGCCCACTTGGTGCCGTCGTAAACGTAGGTGATGCCGTTGATCGTTACGGTCTGCCCAACCGTCGCCCCGGGCGGGAACGAGGACAGCGGACTGATTGCGTTCATACGCCCGCCACCGCATTCCAGGTGCCGCCGCCGCGCGAGACGTAGAACGTCGAGCCGATCGCTCCGGTCGTGTTGCTGTAGTAGCTGCCCACCGGCTGCGTGCTCGAAGGCGGCCCGGCGCCCTGCGTCCAGGTCGGCCCGCTCATGCTGCCAACTCTGAGCGTCGTGGCACTCAGTGTCAGTGGCATAAAGAAATTGACGCCGCCAGGACTGCCCGTCAACTGCCAGTAATTCGAGGCAGCAGAATAGGTAAGACTCAGACCGCTGTGGCCAACACCAGGATCGTCAATGTGCAGCGAGGTCACACCGCTCGCGCCCACGATGTTCAACCCGGTGGACGGAACATTGAGCGTGCTGGGAACGGAAACGCTTCCGGTGAACGTCGGCGAGGCAAGCGGCGCTCGCCCGACATCGCTCCGCGGCACCCAGACAAAACCCGGCGTGCCCCAGTAAACCCACGTAAAAGACGTGTTGGCCGGCGTTGTCGTCGGCGCTCCCCGGATCGTCTGCCCGGTGTTGGCATTGACCGTGAGCGCCGTCACCGCATTGGCAAAAATGATCGTCTGCTCCTGCCCGTTGACTGGGTTAGGAGGCATAACCACCGTCTGCGCACTATGCGCGCCCGTGTTGAAATAAACCGGGCTGGTCGCGTCCGGAATATAAACCGTGTCCCCATCCGCCGGAGACACGGGCAACAGTCCGGCCTCGGCAAAAGCTCCATAGCTCTGCACGATACCATTGACGTGCGTCGTGTCCGGAGCACCCGTATAAGTGATGCCAACCCGAATTGATCGAATATCGGCGATCTGCCCGACGCTGCCGTTCGTGGAAGACGCTACCACGCCAATCCCATTGGCCGTTCCGCCGCCCGCAACCCCGGTGCCCTGGTCGTAAACGCTGAATACCCGCAGCATCCCCGGACCAGTCGGGGAGGCACAGTATAAATCATTGTCCCCGACACCAACCTGCCGATTGTAACCAACGGTCAAACCAGCCGAGGGGAAAGTAAGGGTCGTGTCCCCGGTCGGCCACGCAAAAGTCATCGGACCATTGAAATTGGTATTTCCTAACTGCCTGGATGTCTGCGAGCCGAACGTCAGTTGGTTGGCCGGCCCCATGCAGCGCCAGATCACGTTGTTGTCGATCGTCAGCGCCCCCACGGTCGTTGCCCATACCGGAGGCGTAGCGCCGGGAGTGCCGTCGCTATTCGTGCGGACTACGATCTGGATGTTCGCCCCGTCGAAGATCATCTGGCCGACTTTGTAGAGCATGTTCGGCACGGTGCTGGGCGTCCACGCATTGCCGTTCACGAGGCTGCGTATCCATTGCAGCGTGCCGGACCCGTCGTTCGTTATCCCATGCCCGAAAGTGGACCATGTGGGCGGCGTAGCTCCACTCGTTCCTGGATGGAACACGGCCTGCACGACGGTGCCGTCTGTTATCCAATCTCCCTGGTTGTAAGCATGGTTTGCCTGCCATGTCGGCTGGACGTTGTTGACTCTCGCGCACGCCCACACCACCGAACCATCGTGCGTCGGACTGTTCAGCGAAGTCGCCCATAGCGGGGACGAACTCCCGCTTGTCCCCGCAACCCGCACCATCTGCGGGTTCGTGCCATCGGTGATCCACGTCCCGAGTTCGTAGCGCGTGTTTGCAGCCCAGGTATCGGTGATGGTTACGGTCTGCTGAGCATTGGACTGATCGACGTTGACGCCCCTCGCCGTCGCCAGATTGTAGTCCAACTGATCGGCGTTCCCCAGGAATGCGCCGCCGTAGAAATTGTTGCTGACAAACCCCAGCGATCCTGTCTGGCCACCTATTGCGCCCCCCATGTTGCCGGGAATCGAAACCTTCGGCGGACTGGTGGTAGTGCCGGTAGCGCTGGCCTGAGTGTTGGAAATTCGGTTATCCATGATGACGAAGAAGTTGGCACCCTGCCCGAGGTTGTCGGTTTGCAGAACAATGCCGAATCCGTCCTCCGGATCGACATTGCCGATCTGGGTGTCATAAACATAGTTGCCGATTACAGTGGCTCGATGAATCCCGCCGCCGATGAAGATATCGCCCTGCGGGAAGCCACTCTTGGTGTAATAGTTGCCATAGCAGATGTTCCCCTCAACGAGGACGTGATCCCCTCCATTAACGCTTATGCCAGCGCCATGCGTGACCCATCCCTTCCTCCCATTGCCATAGGAGGTATTGCCGATAATGCGCGTGCGCAGCGGAGGATTATTGTCCGGCGGATATGTCGTCACATTGCTGGTGACGGCAATTCCTGCCCCGTTGCAGTCGAACGCCGTGCAGCCCATGATGAGGTTGTCCGCACACTGCATTGGCTGCGCATTGTCGGAAAAGACGAAAATGTTGCCCGTCACCGATACCTTGCAATTCATCGCTCCGCAATTAATACAACCCCCATACATGCCCATGCCGAGGTCGGACAGATTCGACAGAACGCAATTATCCCACCAGCAGTTGTTGCAGCCATTAGCCCACTCTGCCGAACCGCCAATACCAACGACGTTGGATACCCCGTCCCAAACTCCCTTCATCTTCACATTTCGGGCAATTCCGTTCTTGACGTTGGACAGGCTGATCGGCCAATTCTTGAAATTAACGATGTTAATGTCCTGGATCAGCAGATTCTCGATCCACGGGATATCGACGCCAGGGGTAACATGAGTAGCGTTAGGACCGCTGACGTAAGAGCCAGTGCCATTGGAGATCATCCCCGCAACATTCGCGACGCCGGTCAACTGATTGCTGTAGTTGCCGTCCAGCGTGCCCTTGCCCTCGATGATCACGTTCCGCGTCGGCCCGGTCGAGGAGCTACAGAACCACGTTACATTGTTGTCCGTCGTATAACTGGCGCTGCCGCTCGATGGCGATCCTGGAACGGTGGACCACACAGGTACCGATCCGCCGCTGGTTCCCGCTGTAAACACCGATTGCAAGTGCGCCCCATCCCATATCGTGTCCCCGAGGCTATACTTCGTGTTCGCCACCCAAGCGGGATAGGGCGGGGCATTAGCCGGTGGCGAGGACGAAGCTATCGCCATCAGCAGTATGACGCTGCCGGTATTCGACATCGGGGCGAACAGGATCGTGCCATCAATAATCAGATGCGAGTTCGAGGGAACGAGAAGATTCTTGGCGACAAAGGGCTGCGCCGTCACCGGGAAATAGAGCGCGCCCACCCCCGCCATCGCATTGATCGCGGTCTGGATGTTGCCCGAATTATCGGTTACCCCATCCGGCGTGCCGGTCCATTGCAGGACCGAAACCACAACCGGGGGCGAAACGGTCGGCACCGGCTGCCAGCTGGCGTTCTGCCGGCCATACAGCGTGCCGTCCGAGGGCGCATCCGAGATGCCGCCCCCACCGCCGCCCCCGGGCGTGCCCGTCGAAACCCAGTAGGTGCCGTCCCAGATGTAGATCGGCCCCGGCCCGGGCCACCAGAGCATCCCATCGGAGGGTGATCCCGGCGCCGTGGTCGAATGCACCGCCCCGCCCACCGCGCTCAGCATCCCGCCGACCAGCGTCAGGTTCGTGCCGAGGCTCGTGACCGTGCCGGCATTCCACTGCACGCCCAGCGTGCCGCTCGTGGTGATAGGACCACCGAAGATGCCGGGCGCCGTGGTGTTGATCGCGGTGACACCACCGCCCCCGCCTCCGGTACCGCCTCGGCTGCTGACCGCCCGCAACAGGCCGGCGAAGGGAAGCAAACCGAGCAGCCATGCCCAGTTGCCGTTCACTGGCCTTCGCCCCGCGTGATGGAGAGCGTCGTTCCCGCGGCATCGCCCAGCGCCGCCACCTTCGTGGTGTCACTGGCCACGCTGAAGACCTCGATCGCGCCGGGCAGGATCAGCATGGAGTTGGTGGAAGTAACGGTCGGCGGACTGGCAGTAGCCTCGTAGAACTGCACATACGCATTACCAGTCGCGGCGTTGACCAGACGCAGGTAATGTCCGTTGCCGCCGATCGTAATGTTTGCCTGCGTCGTGGTCAGACCCTGCGTCGTGGTGAAGTTCGGCGAGAACGCTAACATCACCATTGTGCCCGCTCCCGCTCCCGCTGCTTCCAGAGGAAGTCCATGCTCACCACCGGATCAGGATCGCGCGGTGCCGGCACCCATGGGCGGGATGTGACGCCGTAACGCAGTGCATCCACGGCGTGGTCCTCGCCGGTCGTGTCCAGGTCCTCGGGGCGCCGCGGATCATGCTGCATTGTGGGCAATGTCCGAATCAGGGCACTACAGGTTGAGAACACATAGAGCATCGGTGCCCCATCGTCACCAACCAAGCGATAGCGCACATGATCCCAGCCCTGGGCGAACCCCAGCCTGCCGACGCGCTTGTTGTCTGCCGGGCGCAGCCGCACCCCCGCATTCGACATCCGTTCGGCAATACTGGGTCCGCCATCGCTGGCGAAGATCGCCGGATCGGCAACCCCGTAGGTTGTGGGCTCGTCCCCCATCTCGTGCTCGCGAATGCCCCTGGCGACCTCCTCGGCGCTCAGGCGCAGCCCAACGTTGGGCGCCGAGGCGCCATACCACTCCCTGATCACCACCAGCGCCTGCTGCGGCAGGTAGCCATAGGTGCCGTCAGCCACGGCGAACCAGAGGCAGCAGAACGGCTTCGCCGAGCCCCAGTCGAATGCCTTGAACCGAAGCCAGTGCGGGGGAATGCGGAACGGAGCGATGACGTGCTGGCTGCCGAACTCGGGAAAGAATGAACCGACAACGGCATTCCAGTCGCCGAGCAGCCATGCCCGCACCAGCTCCGGGCTGCCCACCCCGCGGAGGCGATCCACGTAGCCTGGATCGCGCGCCATCAGGATGCGGTTGTTCTCCACCCTAGACGGGATGAAGACCCGCTCCTGGCCCGTCTCCTTGTCTCGGATCAGGTGATAGCCCCTCGGCGCCGGGTCGATGAACCGGGCTTTCACCCAGCCGTGCCCGGCTCCGCCTGGATTGGCCGAGGCGCGGATGCGCTTGCAGTCCACCGGCTCCGCCGATCGCAGGCACGCCATCAGCATTTTGTAGGGCTTGTCGTCCGGCCACGCGGCCAGCTCGTCCCATCCGATCCACGAATAGCTGTGGCCCTGGTAGTGCGCGGCGTCCTCAGAGCGCTCCAGGCTGCGCATCCGCAGCGTC